ACCGTTAGAGGTCTAGAATGTTTCTATACCAATCAAGCGTTGTTACGCGTGACGGTGCCAATGTTTCTGGGGGCAAATCGGTATTACCGAGAGCCCTGGGCACTCCAGAGAAGCCACCATAAAGGTAAGAATCCTTTATGATATCTTTCCAAAGATTTATGGGAAGGAACTTCATGAGTGTAACTGCTACCTTCTCGTCGAAGGTACGAATCCTCTCTGCGATTCTCTCCATCTCAACGATGGACCGCAGATGATTTGAAGGACATGAGTAATAATTATTACACATGATCCTAAACAGTCCGGTTAAAGACTGCTCAACCCTCTCTACAGGTTTGTAAAGAGAATCGGTCAGCTGAACCATACTATCCAAATTTGAGTTAGGATAGGACCAGTTCAAACCGAAAGGGGCAACACAATGTTGCACCTTCCTCACTACAGCCTTTTGAGGGGCAGATAGGAGGCTCACTGCTTTTCTTCCATAATTTCTAACAATATCTAAAAAGTTATCGTTAGAAACCTCTCTCCACTTATAAGAGGGAATTACCCTTTCAGAAGTGAGTATCTTTCCTGCAAATTCACATAGTGAATTTGATGAGATCGATTTTTCAGAGGAAATTGGACATCCGAGTCGTCCCATATACCTAATATACTTCTCGTATAGAAGGGTATCTAGGATGATGACATCATCGCCTAACACATAGAATGTGGAATCCCACAAGCCGTTGTTGAGAAAATACAACAGCATTCCATGTGAAATGCCAAAAGAGGCAAACGAAGGGTATAATCCCAACGGTTGCCCTTGCGACCATTGTATAGGTCCAATGGAACTTTTCCATTTGGACCTACTGATCTCCTCAAAGAGATCAATGGAAGGATGATTGCCAAACAAAGATCGTAAGATCACCAACTGAACTTTCAAAGGAAAGTAATCAGTTGCATTAGATAAATCCACAGAGTGGATTATCTGATGGTTGGCCAGATGCTTTTGAACTGCAGAAACAGGTCTTTTGTGGTCATGAGTACAATCCCAAGGGAGAGTACGCATGAACGAGTAAAGCGTGTCACCAAGTGGTTTCAAAGCCAATTGGTGGACAATGTAAGGAGAAGCGATTGCTCGCAACTTCAAACCTGGTTCTTGGAGGAAGTGAACTTCACCCCCCCAGAGATCAGTGTCCCAAGGACATGCTCCTGTGAACCGAGATGGGATGGTTTTAAACATCTCATTGAAATCACAGAGGGAAATTCCCTCCATGACCGGTCCATAAAGAAGTTTATACTTCTCATAAAGCCGGTAATGAATCGGACTTTCCTCGAAGTAGGATGCACTAGCTATACCAGAACCTTCCTGTGACATGGAAGATCTGTTATAGATTGGTGCCTTCTTACTCGGACTCCCACGAAACTCCACCAAGGAAGTGGTTTTACCCACTATCTTGGGTGAGCCGAAGTGCTGGGCTTTTATGAAGACTGCTAAATCATCATAGAAGCAATTTGCCATGGTATTCGTTTGGGCTGTCACAGCTTGGACGAATTTCGCCTCTTGGGCACTAGAAAGTTTAAAGTGCTTAAAAAGCGAGTAAACCATCAAAGTATGAACCACAGCTTCGAAATTCTGTGGTGACTTTGATGCCCATGCAAATAGAGATCCAATGGTTCCAGTAAAGTTTCCTTTCTGGTTCTTAGCTAACCAAGTTAAACTTGGTAGTCCACTGGATTTCCTGTAGAGGTCAGTCTTGATACTCTTTAGTCTCTTGACTGTCCACTCTACACCAGAACACTTCACCCATTTACAAACCAATGAAGCAAAAGGTTTCATTGTGTATTTGGGCACTCCAAACACTGCTAAACGGTGTTGAATCGTCTCTTGTAGTCGATCTAAGTTCACTTGATCTTGGATCATCTCCTACCTCCTTTTAAAGGATACGGATTCTACAGAGGGCCGACGAGGCACCTTTTAGGCTCAGAGCAGTCCAGTCACTAAACGGGGAAACTACTATCTCCCATCTTGATCCTCTCCCAGCTTTTCGGCTGGAAATTGATAACCTAAAGATTTTAATCGATCAATAGACCAATTTCTGACACGCCGAGATTTTCTAAGGTCAACAGTTGAACGTCGGTAGATTGCGAGGAGGGCTATTAAATAAGCCGTTCGAACACCGACTGCGTCCAATTGTATTTCCGCAGAAATAACTGCGACAGAGTCAAGAAGGCGACTTTCGAATGTCGTCAATCTTACAGGTGGTTCAATTCCAATTACTTGTAAAGTTTCAAGACTTAGCATAGTTACCTTTCGT